TTTCGGTAACCTCGGCATGCGCTCGCATGAAGAGTTTATTCGTATTAGTTATATTGGCGTCACACCTTCTCATCGTCTTCTTCCGCCACGCTGCGTATGTACAAGCATTATTAGTGGCAAGTCAAGTCAGAAGAACTTTATCTCGTACTTCCAAACCCTCTACAACAATCGTATTAACGTAGGGGAAGTCATCACCTCGACGAAGTTTGCACAAAAATCCTTCAACGAAAGGGATCCGGTCACGGGTGCTGACGGTGCCAAAATCAATTACAACGTTCTTGAGTTCAAGGATCGCCCCGCTCAGAACGACGATGAGAAAAAACTCATCGAAGATATTGGCGCGTGGCTTGAAAGCGATGGAGGAGAGCTGGTATCAGGTGCTCTTCGTAGCAGTATCTCCGGCGCGAATCTGGTGGAGCTACCTCTTGGAGAAGACCACGGGGCAATCAAAGAAGCTTTTATGGAAGCTAATCCGAAACGATTAGAAGGTAACGCACCCGCTACTCTCGCTTCTTTACCTCCATCAGCAGGCGAACCTGGTGCCGAAGCAACAAAGGAACCTCCTAGCGCTAAAAAGCAGGCGGAACCTAAGGAGCTTAACGAAGAACAGAAAGCCGCTCTGAAAGCAGCTGGTCTCGAGTTCTAAACCTCGAGCAAAAAGCCCGAAATTACGGACCCCTCCAGGGGTCCTTTTTTATGTCACATGTCGATCAGGTCACCGAAGGATGGAAGATCCACATCGTTTGCGACACAGTACATCACAATGTTCTCAAGCAAAGTACCCCTGATAAGATAACTTGCGTACACAAGACTCAAAATCTCCTCTGCTTCGGGTGTATCTAGTTTTTTAACGTTGTCTAGAAACACTCTGTGAGCAAAGTTCTGTTCTAGCGTCAGGTGAGATTTTAACTTATCTAGAACTGTATCAGCCTCCATGTCGTTCTACCAAGTCCCCAAATTTGTCTTTTCACCCATAGCAAAGAGCTCTTGGGGTAATGGCACAATTCTACTTCCGACAGACTTTGATGGTCAGCTCGAAAAGCAAGTTCAAGGAGATGAAATAACCGAAATCACTAGAAACGAAGACGAACAGAATCTCCACGATCCCGAATGGTGGGAAAGCTTTCGAGGTAGGGTTGACTGGGTGGTCGCTATAACCCAGGGTGCGGCTCAATACACATCATGGATAACCGAGTACGGCATGGATATCGCCAACGAGGGCTTAATCATCCTTGATCGCCTGACCTTCTTGGAGCCCACGAGGAATCGTGAAGGATTTTTAAACGAATCTTCTCTAGTAAACATGAAGATTCTGTCCCCCAGACCGTGTTTCCGTGCAGATGGTAAGCAATTAAAAGACTCTGTAACGTCTGCGTGGTTTGTATTCAAAAAGGCAGGCGCTGCTCGCTGCAGTACGTTCATTGATTTCGAAGTAGGCTGGCAGCACCCAAAAAACCTTCGAAAGTGAGCAAGCGTCTCAGCAACATCCTCGAGCAGCTTATAGAGCTTCAGAAAGAGCAGAACAGTAAGCTGGATAAGATCACTGCGTTACTTGTAGGGCAACAATTACTCACAGAGTGTGTCGATTACCAAAATCAACCACGGACGCCCGAGGAGTGCGCGGAGATTACGATTGAGGGTTTCTCCGCTGCTCTTTGTCTCATGGGAGAGCTGGATCAGCGTAACAGAGAGTATCAGTATCAAAAACAGGAGTTCTTCATCGATGATGAGGAAGATGATGACGAGGAAGAAGTCAACGAAATCTCAGATTCGTTCTAAGCTGAGTAAGAATTGACACGTATTTTGTGTCCGATACTCGAGTAACAGTCAACGGACTAAGGCACTACATTTGTAATGGAGTTCCTACACCGCTTCCATCCGTAACTTCGATCCTCAGTGCTACCCAGTCGGAGGAGACGCGTAAGAAGTTAGCCCACTGGAATCTAATGAATCCAGGAGTGGCAGATCAGGCTGCGGAACGCGGGACTTGGATCCACTCAAGTGTTGAGAACTATCTGCTCGGACTGAAGGTTGTACCGCCAGAAAGGTACAGCCCCTATTGGGATGGAATGCCCGAACTCCTTGACGACCTTCTGGTCGGGGGACGCGTGCTCTGGTCCGAAAAGCCCTTCAATCAACCACGGTGGTCAAAATACGTAGGTGACGACGGTGTAGGTAGAATTCACTACTACGACGAAAAAACGGGTCACGGTTATGCGGGATGCTGCGACCTGATCTACATGAACCAGAACGCGGAGATCGTACTCGCCGACTTCAAGACCAGTAACGGACCTTACTCAGCAAGATTCCCACGGAAAGACGCCAAAGTCGATGAAAAGACAAAGAAAGCGTTGATCTCGGGAGTATTTAAAACAAAGAAGACAAGACTTCAACTAGCTGCGTACAAAGCGGCGGCTGAGGCTTGCCTTGGAATTAAGATAGATAAAACGCAAATTATCGTCACTACAGCTATAGAAGCATTCAACACTCAGATCTTTACTTTTGGCCCCGAAGAAGTAGAGAAGGACGAAGAAAATTGGTTCCAAGTAGTGAGGCAGTACTACGAAGCTAAGGCTTCAAAGTAGAATTAGCAAACCTTGAGAAAGCGGTCGGAGAGGGGCTTCTTCAGCTTCTCTTCAGATTGCTGGCTGAGATTTCAGGCATACTGGAGGCATCTTGCGACACACCATGAACTTCATCTGCTCAGTAAACGAGGTAGTCGCAAAACACCTCCATCCTGAGACAGGCAAGATAGCAGTAGGTGGTAATTTCTCTGCGTTCAATTCAAACTGGATTGCCTCGGAGCTAAACGCCGAGCAGATCGCTGAGCGGGTAGGGCAAAGCCACGGGGTGTGCGCCTGGCATCTCCTTAATGGACAAAGAAACTCAAAGGGTACTGGTGTTATAAAAGCAGGCTTAATTATCGTCGATATAGATAACCAAGCTGATCACAAAGATTCTGAAGGAAACAAAGTACAGAAACAAGAGCTAACCGTAGAAGAGGCACTCGAGCTAGATATCTGCAAAAAATATCTGACTGTCGGTTACTACTCGCCCTCGACGACAGATGAGTGGCCAAGGTTCCGTCTTGTCTTTGGTCTAGAAAGTCCCATTATTGACCCCAAGACCTACAAATTCCTCACCCAACAGATCTATAGCCAGATTCCCGGTTCCGATGTGCGGGCTACGACGATCCCAAACTTGTTTTATGGGGCCAAGGACCAAACTGCAGTCTTCGCGAAACCAGGAAAGTACATCCCAACAGAAAAAATCCAGGAAGCAGCCAAGATCGCTGCAACGCTTCCTGACGAAAATTCTGAACAAGGAGACGCGGAAGAACTCCTGAATTCTCTCGATATCGACGGGAAAGGTATCGACCTCGTCAAGCTTGTGTCCACCACGGTGCGTTCGGTCCTGGACGGTAACGAGGTCGAGGACCGAAGCTCAACCATGGCTGCGGTCTTCAAGGAGCTCATTGGCTGGGTTAACTGGCTAAGTGAGCGCGAGATACCAGTGCGCGTCTCACCCTTGACAATTGCACACGATGCGTTCTATAACATCTATGCGTACCCTCATGACCTTGATGGCAAGTTTGGTCGGATCCTGAACTCGATCCGCGACTCAACCGAACTCCAACCAGCAATCGCTCTAGCCTCAGAGCTCGGTGCGTTAGCTGTCTGGAAAAAGGTAAAAGTCGTAAGTCGAGCGGCGTTTGATCGATTTGCTTCTGATTCTGAAAAGGAAGCACTGGCTGTCGCAAAAAAAGCGCAGCTGAACTCAGTGCTCGACATCACCGCCTTCAGCCTAGAAACGGAAAAACCTTCCGTTTCCACGGTTGACTCGGCACCTTCTACTTCACAATCACTTGAACAACAAATGAATACTCCTTCAACACCGAAGCAGTTAGTCAGCCTCGTAAACGGAAGCGGCTCACAAAACAAACAGTTCTCGGAGAACGATGCCGCAGACGTAATCGTTCAGAGCCAAGGTGATAATTTCATTTATGACAGCTCGCTGGATCAGTTTTACCACTACGACAGCGATAACGACGTCTGGTATCACCAGGATGAGCAGCACATTAAAAGAAGGATCGTTAAAGCATTAGACACGTTTGTAGCTTCTGGTGTACTACCCAAATACACCGCATCCACGATTCAAAGCATTTATCAGATCCTCAAAGCCAAGCTTCTTAAGTCTGCTGAAGGAGGAAGGAAGAGCATCTGGAGTAAGAACAAAGGTCTGATTGCTTTCAGTAACGGTACCTTGGACACCAAAAGTCTGGAATTCCAAGAAGGAGCTCGTAAGAATCTCTATCTACGGCACAAACTTCAATACAATTATCAGGAGAATGCTAAGTGTCCAGAGTTCATAACCTGGCTTAAAGCTTGCCTGCATCCAGGACAGGAGCTCCTTATCCGAGCTTTCTCTCGGGCAATTCTGACAGGCTATACCTCCGGTGAGCGGTTCCTGCACCTTGTCGGGCCTGGGGGAACAGGTAAATCGACGATGCAACAGTTGCTCGTTGCTCTTGCTGGTTACCACAGCACTCACACTTCAAGCTTGGAGATGATCGAGAACAACAAGTTCGAGACATACAACTTGATCGGTAAGCGGCTGCTGCTTCTCACGGACGAAAGCAACTACCAGAAGAGGATGGACGTCCTCAAAAAACTCACGTCTGCGTCGGACACCCTTCGTGCGGAGAGAAAGTACGGAAAAGAAATCATCAGCTTCAAACCTGAGTGTCTGGTCTGCATCGCAAGTAACGAGCACATTACGTCAAATGACTCCAGCAGCGGTCTTGAGCGTAGAAGACTGACCGTCATCATGGACCGAGTGGTCCCCCCGAGCAGCAGAAAGGAACTTATCTCCGTTTACGACGACCACATCGAGGGCGCTTTTGCCGAAGAGATGTCGGGGATTGTGAGCTGGGCGCTCGACATGGGATACGACCAGATGAAAGACGTGCTCGCAAACCCAACCAAGCACGTTCCATCTCTGAATGCGACCAACATCGAAGCCCTGATGTTCAACAATCAATTTGTTGCTTGGCTGAACGACTGCTGTCTTTACGCGCCTCACAGCGCCACGCCAATTGGTCATGGTGCGCGAAAGCCCTCGATCGAAGAATCGGAAAAAGGTCTTTACATCGCGAACGCATACGGTGCGTTGTATCCGAGCTATGCAAACTTCTGTAAGTCATGTGGGTACAAAGCGGCGGCAAAACACCGCTTTGTGGAGAGGACGAAAGAGGCTGCCACAAACATCTTGAAGCTGCCCGGTGTAACTCTTGTCATGAAAGATGGAATTCCTAGCCTTAAGGGCTTACGACTCAAAGCTTTTGATCTAAAATC